TATTACAGGCAATTTAAATCGTATAGACAAACAAAATATAAGTCTTAAAACTCCGACAGCAAATATAGCAATACGAGGTACTGATTTTACAGCTACAGTTGATGAACTAGGTCGTAGTCTTATAATACTTCTACCAGACGCTCTAGGACTATCTAGTGGCGAAATAGAGGTAGTTACTGCTATGGGTACAGTTTTATTAAATAAACCTTATGAAGCTACTACAGTAAGTGTATTTGAATCTTCTCCTAGTAAACCAGTAATATTAGATTTATCTTTAGATATTATTGATAATATGTTAATTGTTACACCACCTAAAGAAGAAAAACTAGAAACAGAAGAAACATCTAATACACAAAATGATAGCATTTTAGATTTTAATGATTTAGATATAGATTTTTTAGCAGAAGATTATTTAAAAGAAGATAGTTTAGAATTTACAGAATTAGATATTAATTATCTTGATGTAAATTATTTAGAAGATTTATTAAAAGTTGTTGATGCTTTAGCAGTTGATGAAGATGAAGAACAACTTGCACAAACTACTGTAACTAGAATTACTGGAACAAATTTTGGACAAGATAAAGAAACACAAATAACTACATTTATACAAGATAACATAATAACTTTACAAAGAAATGTTAGTGAAAGTGTTAAATTAAATTTACAAACAGAAAATGCCTATACAGTTATTTTTATACAAGATGGTGTGTCAAATATAGTAAAAATAAATGGTGGTGGAGATTCTGTAATTACAATAAAACAAAGTAATTAATGAAAAAACTTATATTACCTATAGTCATAATATTATTATTGCCATTAATATATCAATCTACACCTACAGAAATATTAAAATTAAGAGTATTTGATGCTTTTATACAAACTCCAGAACCTTCAGGTAATTTTGTAATTTTAAATATTACTGAAGAAGATATTGAGCGTGAAGGTGGTTATCCAATACCAAGAAAAAAACTTGCAGATATTAACATAGAAATATTAGGTAAAGGTGCATTAGGTATTGGATATGCTATATCTTTTCCACAAGCTGACAGATTAGGAGGAGATAAAGACTTTGGCAGAACATTAGGATATGCACCATCTGTTATTGCTATGTTTGAAGATAATAAAGGTAATTATCCAAAACCTACAGGAACAGTTGTGAAAGGTAATGATATTGGTGGTATAGTATCAATGGGAGTTAAGGAAAACCTGAACACTATAACAACTGATACATTACAGGGTTTAGCCATTGCTCCCACAGAAGTTGACCAACTTGTAAGAAGAATACCTTTATTAGTTCGCACACCAAATAATGATTGGATACCTAGTTTTGGTACACAAATATACAAAGCTTTATTTGGTGTAAAAACTTACATTATAAAGACTAATGATAATGGTATAGAGGAAATATCAATACGAGGAATACCACCAGTCAAAACAGATAGTCTTGGTCGTAAGTGGATTAGTTGGGTTAATACACCACAAACAACATTACAAGAAATGAATGTTAATGGTAAGTTTGTAATTATAGGTGTAACAGCTAATGGAGTAATGCCACAAATAGCTACTCCTGTTGGTTTATTAGAGCCACATAAAATACAAGCAGCACTAGCAGAATCAATCTTAATACAAGATAGTCCTTATATTCCTGATTGGCATTTAGCTGTAGAAATATTAATTTTAGTGATAACAGTAACTTTAGTTTGGTTATGTGTAAATATTTTTGGAACAACGCTAGGAATAACATTTACTAGTATATTATTTTTTTTAACAATATTTTTTGGACACTATTTGATACAGCGTGGAATATTAATAGATGTAAGCTGGACATTAATTTCACAATTTATAACTGCTTCTATAGCATTTTATTTAAGATTCAAAGAACAATATAAGTTAAGACAACAAATTAAAAAACAATTTGAACATTATCTTGACCCAAGACAAGTTAAAAAATTACAAGATAATCCTAATTCTTTAGTGTTAGGTGGAGAACGAAGATACTGTACTTTTTTATTTACAGATGTAAGAGGTTTTACATCTATGTCAGAAAAGTTAGAACCTGAAAAAGTAACAGAAATAATGAATAAAGCACTAACTATACAAGCAGATACTGTTAAATTTTATGATGGTATGGTAGATAAATATATTGGTGATGCAATGATGGCTATATTTAATGCACCAATAGATTTACCAAATCACGAAACTGCTGCAGTTTTATGTGCAAAAGAGATACAAGACAAAATAAAAAATGCTAATTTAGGAGTTGAAATAGGTATAGGAGTAAATACTGGATATGCTGTTATAGGTAATATGGGTAGCGAAACTAGATTTGATTATACTGCTATAGGAGATGCTGTAAATTTAGCTGCAAGATTAGAAAGCTCTACAAAAGAAGTTGGAGAAGATATAATCATAGGGCATTTAACAGAAAAAAATTGTGATATAGATTTAAAATTATTAAAACCAATATCTGTAAAAGGCAAACAAAAAAAGATAACTATATATACATGGAAATAAAATTAAAACTAAAAATAATTTTAAATTGGTTTTTAAGTTTATTTAGAACTAGATATAAAGTAACTGTATCTTTTAATAAAGAATATGGCGATTCTGATGATAGAAATTATGTTGCAAAGAAAATTTTAATTCAAAAAGAAAAACATTTAAAATTTAGAAATGAAGAAAACAAAATTGTAGAATATAGAAGTGCAGCAGGTTTAAATTACATTATAGAGGATATGTAATGCAACAAGTATTAATAGGAATTATTTTAGTTTTAAGTTTTGGAAGTTATTGGCTATATCAAGAAAATATAACTTTAAAAGCTAATAATAAAACATTAGAAAATGCTATTGCTACACAAGAAGAAGCTATTAAATCATTACAAAATGATTTTGAATTGCAAACAAAACAAATGAATGAATTATCTATTAAAAGTCAAGCAGCACAAAGAGAATTAAATAGATATACTCAATTTTTACAAAATTATGAGCTTTCTGCAAAAATACTGGCAGACCCAGTAGAAATGCAAAGGAAAATAAATAATGGAACTAAACACATCATGGAAGATATTGAGAAACTCAGCGACACAGTTGATAATCTTGATGATGGTTTGCAGTTGCAGTCTGATTCCAACTAAACAGATTGAAGTAACAGCTAAACCAATAGATAGGAAAATAGTACAACCTATTATGCCTAGAGAAATAAATTTAAAAGAACCTATGTGGATTGTAGTTACACCTGATAACTATGAAGAACAATTAGCATTTATAGAAGAACAAGAAGGAGAGTTAATTTTTCTAGCTATGACAATTCCTGATTATGAAGTCATGGCATATAATATGCAAGAAATAAAACGCTACATAACAGAATTAAAAGATGTTGTTGTGTATTATAGAAAAGTTACTACAAAACCAGAGGAAAATTAATATGAATATTTCACAAGAAGGTTTATCTTTAATTAAAAAATTTGAAGGTTGTGAGCTTGAAGCTTATAAATGTGCTGCAGGAGTATGGACTATAGGCTATGGTTCTACTAAAGGTGTAAAAGAAGGTGATTCTATAAATCAAGAAGATGCAGACAAATTACTTATGGCTGAAATGAAAGAATATGAAGGATATATAAATAATATGGTAGAAGTAAATTTAGAACAAAATCAATTTGATTCTTTAGTTTCTTGGGTATTTAACCTTGGTCCATCTAATTTAAAAAATTCTACTCTTTTAAAAGTTTTAAATTCTAAAGATTATCAAGGAGTTCCAGCACAAATTAGAAGATGGAATAAAGCTAATGGTAAAGTTTTAGAAGGATTAGAGCGTAGAAGATTAGCAGAATCTTTACTATTTGAAGGTAAAGAATGGCATGAGGTTTAAATATGCCATTAAGAAAATATGTATTTAGACCAGGAATAAATAAAGAAGGTACTAACTATAGTAACGAAGGTGGCTGGTTTGATGCAGACAAAGTTAGATTTCGTAAAGGTAGACCTGAAAGAATAGGTGGTTGGCAAAAACAAAGTACAAATAGTTTTATAGGCACATCAAGAAAAATTTATTCTTATAGAGCTGCTAATGGTACAAATTATATAACTTTAGGAACACATCAAAAGTTTTATGTATTAGAAGGTCAAGAGTATGCTGATATAACTCCTATTAGAAGTACAACATCTGCAGGAGATATAACATTTGCAGCAACAGATGGAAGTACAACTATTACAGCTACAGATACTTCTCATGGTGCAGTAGAAGGAGATTTTGTTACATTTAGTAGTGCTGCTAGTCTAGGTGGTAATATTACTGCTGCAGTTTTAAATCAAGAGTATCAAATAGATAGTGTTCCAACTGCTAATACATTTACCTTTACAGCTACTGCAACTGCTAATTCAAGTGATACTGGTAATGGTGGTAGTTCTACAGTTGGTACATATCAGTTAAATTCTGGATTAGATTTTTATGTAGCATCAACAGGCTGGGGTGCTGGAACATGGGGTGCAGGAACTTGGGGTTCTACAACATCTTTATCTTTTGCTAATCAACTTAGATTATGGTCAATAGATAATTTTGGAGATGATACAGTTTTAAATCCAAGAGGCGGAGGTATTTTTTATTGGGATGAATCTTCAGGCACAAGTACAAGAGCAGTAAATGCTACATCAAAAGCTGGAGCTAGTGATGTACCTACAATATGTTTACAAGTTATGGTTTCAGATTTAGATAAACATACAATAGCTTTTGGTTGTAATCCTATAGGTTCTAGTACATTAGACCCTTTATTAGTTAGATTTTCAGATACAGAAAGCATTACAGATTGGACACCAACTGCAACAAACCAAGCTGGTGGTGTGCAATTATCTATGGGTTCTACAATTATAGGAGCTTTACAAACTAGACAAGAAATACTTATTTGGACAGATGCAGGTATTATTTCTATGAGATTTGTTGGAGCACCATTTGTTTTTTCATTTACTGAAGTTGCACATGGTCCATCTTTAATATCTCCTAATGCAGCAGTTAGTGCAAATAATAGTGTTTATTTTATGGATAATGGTGGATTTTATGTTTACTCAGGTTCTGCACAAAGACTACCTTGTACAGTTTTAGATTATGTTTTAAGTGATTTAAATCAAGGACAAGCATTTAAAATATTTGGTGCTGTAAATGATAGTGCTAATGAAATTTTATGGTTTTATCCTTCTAAAAATAGCACAGAAATAGATAGATATGTTTTATATAATTATTTAGAACAAGTATGGTCTATAGGAACAACATCAGATAATTTTGTTAGAACAGCTTGGGATGAAGCATTAATATTAACTAATCCTATAGCTGCTAGTAAAAACAGTAGTACAGATAATAATAACTTTCTTTTTGCACATGAAATAGGTCATGGAGACGATGGTAGTAATTTTACTGCGTTTATAGAATCAAGTGATTTTGATTTAGACCCTGATGGAGAAAATTTTATATCAGTAAATAAAATAATACCTGATATACAATTTAGAGACCAACAATCTACATCTGATAATGTAGATATAATAATTAAAGGTAGAGATTATCCTTTAGAAAGTTTATCAACATTATCTACTGTATCAGTTACTCCAAATTCTACATTTACAAATACTAGAGCTAGAAGTAGACAATGTGCAATAAGAGTATCTAATTCATCTAATGATTATGGTTGGCGATTAGGTGATGTAAGATTAGATATTAGACCAGATGGTAAAAGATAATGGCAAATCCTAAATCAATAGTATTACCAATACCTAGACAAGAATATGATGCTATAGAAGAAACAGTATCAAGAAGAATTACAGAACAAGCTATACAAGATTTAGCTATTGAAGTTAGTAAATTAAGTAAATTACAAGATGTTGTATCAAGTAAAGCTGTAAAAAGACATCAATTTTTATTAATGGGAATGAAACATGGCTGATAATTTAAAAGTTTTAGGTCAAGTTGACCCTGCAGCAACTACAACGACTACACTTTATACTTGTCCTGATATGACACAAACAACAGTTAGTTCTATAGTTGCAGCAAATAGAACAGGTTCTGCAATAACATTTAGATTAAGTATTCATGTAGCAGGTGCTGGAGCAGATGATAAGCAATTTCTTTTTTATGATAAATCAGTAGCAGCAAATGATTCTTTTGCTATAGTTTTAGGCATTACATTAAATCAGACAGATGTAGTAAAAGTTTATACAAGTGCAGTAGATATGAGTTTTAATATGTTTGGTTGTGAAACCAAAGAGGAAGATAGATAAATATGGACATAAAACAACAAACCAAAAATGTAGCAGCACAAGGTCGTTTTGGCGACTCTATGTTACTTCATGTTAATCCTGCAGAAGTTAAAGGATTAGCATCTGCTATGCCTATAACAATGAATCCAGAAACAGGACAGCCAGAAGCTTTTTTACCTTTCTTAGCACCTATGTTAGGTAGTTTATTAGGTCCTACTGTATTAGGTGGTATATTAGGAACAGGAACAGCAGCAGGATTAAGTGCAGCAGCATTATCAGGTATAGGAGCAGGTTTAGCTACTTATGCACAAACAGGTGGTTCTGGTAGTAAAGCATTATTATCAGGTCTTACAGCAGGAATGGGTGCTAAAGCTTTAAATCAAGCAGCACAGGGTATAACTCCTGGTGTAGATGCAGCAACAAGTGCAGCAACAGATACTTTTGGTCAAGGAGCTACTGGTGGTTTTGGAACATTAACTGGTGGTGCTAGTCAAAGTTTAACACCTGCAATTACAGATTCATCTACAATACTTGAATCAGGAAAAGCTTTATTTAATCAACCTGGTGGATTTGATGCAGGTATGAAAAGTTTAGCAGGAGCAGCAATGACTCCTTCTGGATTAGTAGCAGGAACTGCAGCAGGTACTGGAGCTGTAATACAATCACAAGAAGAGTTTGAAAGACAAATGGCTCAACTTGCATTAGATGAAGAAGAACGCAAAAAAAGAATGTATGAAATGTACCCTGAGCAAATACCTGTAGCTAGTGGTGGTAAAATAGGATTTCAAAGAGGTCGTAATACAAATATTTTTTATGACCCAAGAGAAGATATGGATTTTGATTTTGATATGGGAAATAACTTAACTGGTCAATATCAACTACCTGCTCGTAGAACAGCAAGACCTATACCAAGAGGATTTATGCCAGGTTTTCAACCTGAGTTTTCTTATTTTGAATCAATAAATCCAACTGCAACTAGTTTAGGTTTTGGGCAACCTCAAGGTTTTAATCAAAACCAAGGTATGGGATTTAATTCTTTTGCACCACCAAGAATGGGTCGTGGATTTCCTGGTGGACCACCTTTATCACCTTTTCCTAGACCTATACAACCCCCTATGGGTAGAGGATTTTTTGGAAGAAGGAGACCACCTATGTTTGCAGGTTATGGTAATCCATTTATGCAATCACCTACTTATCAAGGATTTTATGGTGTACCACAAATGCAACAAATGTTAAATCCATATGCTAGATTTGTACAACAACCTATGCCATTTGGTGGTTTTTATGGCAGACCAACACCACCACCATTTGTAGGCGGACCTGTAGAGCCACCATTT